GGGGTTGTCAGTTCAAGGAACTGAGTTACTCCTTCTCAAACCCCCCCTACTATTCCAAATGTAGGCACTCCGGTGAACCGGACCTATATTCAGGTAGCTAGGGACCCAGACCTTTCGGTCGGGGCTTCTGAGAAGGGAGGCCACCACTTAAGGTTAAGCCGTATAGGGTTAATCGCTTTTGCGACCTCCTTATGCGCCGAAACTAGGATAGTTGGTCATTGATCGACTGTCCAAGAGTGGCGCCCCCTCGAAGCGAGCAGGACCCTTTTCAGATTGACTGTAACCTGCGCTGGGATCTACCAAGTACCCCAGCGTATGGTCAACATATCTTTCTGACGAGCCCTACTCCCATCCGCCATTATCGGCAGCATTAAGCGCTACCATAAGAACGCTCACTGATGTTACTCAATGGATTCTTTTCATGCCCGTGTGTGCCGTTAATCCTAGGACTTTCTTCGTACAAAGATCGACCTCTCGACCAGGTCCGCGGCTCGCGGATCGGATCGTTTGATCGATACTTTGTCCTTAGATCGTTTTTGGGATCTTCGGCGCCCGGAGGTAGGTAAGACATTGTGATTGTTTATTACATTGACTAGATCTAAAAGATCTATCTCTGTAACAGCAAGAGCACGCATCTTAGCTATCCCCCGGCACATGGCTGTGAGATGATTTAGGATGGTTGCCTTTGAGGAGGCGATGGTCTTGTTTCTTCTTGTAGATAAAGTCGCAAATGGGTCCAGGAAAAGTTGAACATCAAGATGCAACCAATGCATCAAGTTGTCACTCTCCCGAACCTTATGCGCTTTATCGAACTCCAATTGCAGTTCTGATATATTTCTTATCAGGACTCCAAAAGGAGGCAAGGAAAACAGTAACGACTGGGCATCCAACCCATCAGGCACCAAGTGAGCGAACTTTTGTAATTCCAACTGGAATCTACTAAGCTCGCCCACTTGGCGCTTGATAGCTGATTCTAGGACTCTTGCTTTGCACTCATTTAAATAAATTCCGATAAATTCGGAACTTTTCTTAAAAGAGAAGCATCCCAAGATCCCTCCCAAGACGATCGAGCCGAGTTTCTCGCACTTGATTCGTCGAAGGAGCCTACTATCTTCTCGCGAAGGTAGTAGATAGAACTTCCACGCTTTTTCGGCTAGGCGGTCTGACAGACCACCTCGTCCTAAAAGCAGGAAGAACTCAGCTAACAAGCCCCGGGAAACCAAGCTGTTTGTGCGTGGTAACCATCGCGCCTCGACTTCCCGAAACCAGGTTGCCACTTCGTAGTAAGAAATGTGACGAATAAGTTCCGTCGGAACTCGGTTCGACCACTCCTTCTTATTTACAAAGCGGATAGCCTCGAATAGGGAGCCGAGGGGGGCTCCGGTGACCTCCTCTCCATGATGGATCCATCTCTTTGCAAATTCGAACGTGTCGTTAGATACGTGCGTCTTTGTTTGGGAGACTTCCACCCCCAGCACAGCAAGAATCGCCATGTACTCCTTGGCGACGTGTTCGTTTGTCAAAACGATATCGTCACCCAGGAGGACGTACCCTGTCCATTGAATGGACAGACCGGCGCGTTTGGCCGCAAGCCGAACGATCGCGTGATGTGAGATTGCAAATGTAGTCCAAGAACTATACGCACCCATTGGTTGACCGGCTCCGTATTTTACGGAACCAGCACCTTTGGGAAGCTTATACTCTCGGGTACACAGCAACTCATACCACGCAGCCGCGTATTCCGGTGAAACAAGAACAGCTAAGATCGCTTTCTGTAGAGATACAGGAAGACGGTCTGTTGCTGAACTCAAATCACAAGAATAGTACGGCCCTTGGCGTGCTAGTTTGGTTCGGAAGCTACCTTGATCAAAGGTACAGTCGGGTTTGAGGCTCCGCAAAAGCGCAAACTGCGCTTTGTGCAAAGGCTCGAAACACGTCTGTGTCCAATAATCAAGAATAGCAACGATTCTACATTTGGCCTCCTTGTCCTTGATGTAAGACAATCTTGAGAGAATACCTTTCGGTACTATCTTAAGTGTCTCACACCAAGCAAGGTGACTGATTTGTCGGATGGTTCCAATCGTTTGAACTAACTTCTCTCCTCCACAAATTCCCAGGTTGACAATCTGGGAATCCGTAAGGAGTGAAGCGTCCTCGATTGATCCAATCAAAGCTTGGGCATTTGGACCAGATTTGGTTGTGACATGAGGCCGCTCCCATTCGGGAACGGTCAGCTTCCAACCTAACTCTCTCACAATAGCTGTTAGCTCCTCTTCCAAACAGGAAGGATATGGAGCCGCAGGTAAAGTGATTGGGTCAAGGTCGGGGGCCTTCGAGCCTTCTATGAGACGTACTAACCCCAAAAGGGTAAATGCGTATCTTAAAGAGGATCGAGTCTTATCACGGAACATGTGGACGAATGGGAATACTGTCGACGACGGTAATCCTGTTTCATCCACTTGAACCCCAAATCCAGGTGACTCCTTTAAAGGATGGCCACACATGTACCGCGTACACGCGAGCCGGATCGCTTTGATCCAGCCCACAGTGTCTACGGGACCACGTGTTTCCACCCTCTTTAGGATTAACCTAGTCCATTGCTCGACTAGCCCTTTGTCGGTCTTAACACCTAAGTATGCCTTGTTGAGGAATGTAATAACAATCCTCGCGAGGTTTAACTTAAGTTTTAATATTGACATAGGTTTT